GATTTGCTTGTTGGGGAAGTTGGTCGATTCGAAGAACTTCACACCTTCAAACTGAACACCAGTCGGCATAACAGGTTCACCAGCCAGGAAATAACCCTGACCAGCTTGGGGACCCATGTAGAAGCTGGCGTTGTTAGGCATCATGGGGTTACCCATGTACATGCCTTGACCAGGATTACCGGAGTAACGAGCAATCTCACGGAAGTCGGGGTCACGACGCAGGTGCATCATGAACACGGGATCGCAAATGCAGCGATACAGACCGTCAGCGAAGGTAGGAACGTTGCGCTTACGCAGGTCCTTAACAACATTCAGCAGGTCAGTGCGAACCGAGAATTGCTGCAGGTCAGCAGTGTACTCAGTAGCAGTGTAGGTAACTTGACCAGAAGAGTTCTTGGTCTTACCACCAGGGAAGTAGTAACCACCTTGGGTGCTAGAAGCGGCACCATTGGCTTCTGCTTTGGACAGTTCGTCAATGAAGACGCGGTCACGCCAACGACGATAGTCATCCAGCAGGGTGAGGCTACCGATCGACTGGTGGAACATGTTGAGATTACCGGTGTCCAGCAGAAGGCGCTGAGCGGTAATCAGGGTTTCGCGAGCAATCTTAAAGGTCGAAGGCTGGGTCGGATCGCCAGGATCAGCAGGACCGGTGTATTCGTTAAGCACCACCAGGACTTTTTCCTTGGTGATGTTACGGCTGTTAGCGGTACCGATCGTTTGGTCAGCCACGCGAGCACGGCTGTCCTTGGTCCCAGGGTTGCCCCAGAACTTATAGCGATCAAGTTGAACGGTTTGACCGGGTTGGCGAGTAAAGTCGTGGACAACCACGGGCTCTACAGCCATCTCACAGATATAAGCAGGATGGGGACGATAAAGCTCCGCACCCAGAATCTTAGGGAAGTCGTTCTCCTGGTCTCTAGTTTCTTAGAGGGGTGGACTATCTCTTCATCCCTGTGGGATGCCGGACGCTAAATCTGGTATTACGTAACAAGAGCGTGTTACCCCCAGTAGTCTCTGCGCCTTCCAATCACGCTTGATTGGCTTGGCTCAGGATTACCCTCGTCTTTACGTTAGGGCTTCCCTGAATTCATCCGGTTTGCACTCACCAATTGCTCGATGAGGTGACAACGTTGAGCGTTCAGTTGAGGTATAGTAAGCCTGGAAACCTGTTCATAAACAACATGGAACCAAAACTTGTACCTGGATTTGGTAATCTTTACTTAACTAAAGATGGAGAGGCTTTTGAAAAACGTCTTGATCCTGATAATCAAGAATATTTTAAAAGGGTTCCCATCAGTTCAACCAGTTCTTATGATCGTATTTCAGTTCTTGTTAATGGAAAAAGAAAACGTTTTCATCTTCATGTTTTGATGGCAGTGGCTTTTTTAGGATTAGATCTTCGTTCTCATGGAACAAATAACTTTTCCCTTCAAGTAGACCACATTGACAACAACAAAAGAAACAATAAGATTGAAAATCTTGAAGTTGTTACCAAACAAGAAAATTTAACAAGAGCCTGGAAAACGGGTTGTTACAAGAACAATGGTTTTGCCAGTAAAGGAAAGCCGAAGAATTCTTTGAGAAAGTTTTCTTCAGACGATGTGGCCAGAATTAAAACTTTAAAAGAAGCGGGACTTTCTTATAGAAAGATTGCTGAAAAGTTTAACTGTGGCCATGTAGCTATTTACCAAATCATTAAAGGTAATACCTACCAGGATCTGAACTAGCTATCAAGAAACACGTTTATTTATCCTCCAAAGATAGGACTTTTTATCAGGTGAAAGATTCGGTCTTTGACCTCATCTAAAAAAAGTATAGCAGTTGATAATTTATCAACCAAGATATTTAAGCGTAGGAGTGTAACTCCGGGCCATTTGCGTATTGCTAGAAGTGGCAAGTTCGGGATCAGCAATTACATTTTGCTGGAACCCAGGAACTCCCATTGCACCAGGAATTGCACCTGCGGCAATGCCGCCAAGTCCAGCGAGACCAGCAGCAGCAGGTACACCAAGACCAGCAGTAAGTTTTCCAACCATACGTTGAGCACCTGGACCCATTGCAGATTGTTCAGCAGCAGCAAGAACATCAGCAACTTGTCCAATTGCTTTATTACGAGTTTTTGATTCTGCAGGAATCTTGGCGCCAATATCACCAACTAGATTTGCCATTGGAGTAATCACACGTTCCTGAGCAGCTTGTGCCATTGCAGGCGCATACTTACCGGCCAAACGTGCACCTAACAAACCAGCGGCTCCACCGGCAGCTCCACCAAGTCCAGCGAGAAGTGCTGAACCTGGATCTTCACCTTGAGAAAGGGCATAGCCGCCGGTAGCTAAACCAGCGGCAGCGGGGATACCATATTTAAGAGCGGCTCTCATGGCCTCACTCCATCACAAACAGTTTGTTTGCCAGGACTTGAGGCTGAGCTTGGTTAATGACGCGCCAGGCATTCTGGGGGTCACGAGCCATCATCTCGTTGAAAGAGCCCCAAAAGTTTTCAGGTTGCTGAGGAGCGGCTGCAGCAGGAGGAGCAGGGAACTGACCACCATACTGAGGATCAACAGGAGCAGTGCGATAACCAGGAGTTTCGAGTTGCTGCTCACTTTCGTACACAGGGTACGGACCTTCAGGACCAAAGAACTTCAGCGTGTAATCACTAAGAACATCGGGGTTGGTCAGGATTTCGTTATAAGCCAGGTTCTCCTGGTGCTCATTAACGGCAAACTCAGCGTAACCCTTGATGGTATCAGCGGCGCGATTTCCCCACGCGACGGCGCTGTCCAGCATCCCTTCCAGATTCAGGGCGTAGTTGTTCAGAATTGCCGGTGTCTCGATTCCGAACGCGTCCATCACCTGACGGCTTTCCTGGCTCATTCCCACCAGGTCGGCTACCTGCTCCAAGGAGGGACTCGAGGAGGTTTGGGAAGAGCTGGGCGAGTATGCCTGGTTGGGCGACCAGGTCTGCGGAGCCGATTGTTGCGTAGCTTGGCTGACTTGACCGAAGTTCGCCGGGGCGTACTGCGGAGTCGGTGCCGAGGGTTGACCCTGGAACGGGGATTGGACTGGTGCGCTCAGCAGGTTCACCACCTTGTTGAACGCCGATTCCCAAGGATTGCCCGCTGCTTCCGGTTGGGATTGGGGGGCGTACTGAGTAGGGGCTGATTGGTAACTGGGGGCTGCCTGAGGTACCGCTTGGGGGTAGCTGGTACCCACCTGGTACGCCTGTGGTGCCACCTGGTAATTGACCGGTTGGCTGGACGGAGCCGGTGCCACGTAGCTGCTGGGAGCGACTGCCGCCGGTACTTGGCTCGTCTGTGGGATCGACTGGACGGTAGCGTCCTGCATAACTCATCTCCTTTTGTAATGCTTCAAGAGTTCGATACAGATATGGGGTTAAATCCAATCGTGGATCTGCAGCCATCGGTAAATCCGGTGATTGCGGATGAGGAGTCTGCATCATGCCCCCCACCAGGCGTGCGAACGAAGAATATGCATTCTGCAGTTCACCCACCATCCTGAACGGGAACCCAGATAACATCTCGGCCCGTTCCTCATCCGTTTTTGACGGAAAGAGGTATTTCAGTGCTTCAATGCTATCAACACCTAATTCTTGCAAGTTTCTAACAACAATCGAGTTGTTAAGAATATCTTGCGTTGAATCTTCGTACACTGGTCCGAGCCAGCGCCACTGAATAGTTAAATCCCCATCAGGGATCAAACCAAGAACACCAGGTGGAATTTGTTGTGTACGCACACAAGCCATCATCAATTGCTTGATGCGATCCTCAAAACCAACCAGAGCTTCTTTATACATCTGAACAATGCTTTCATCTGCATCGTCATCTGGTTCCACAGGTTTTTCTAAACCTGCGGCGGCGGCAAGTGTCTCACGGAACAAACGTTCTTCTTGGAAAATGATTAGTTCCAGACAGCGGCAAATACCGTAAGTATAAATAGAATTTGCTTTTTTCTTAGATGTAGCAGCAACACGACCAAACAGTGACTTGTACTCAGTTGCAGTCACACCAGCGGAAATTGACAACTCGTCAACGCCACCAAGTGCTGTACGAATCTCCTCTCGATATTGACGAGCAAACGCGTTTTGATCTCCTGTGATCGCATCTGGAACAATGTAACCAACTCGATCATTCGGCTCTAGGTTGGCAATAATTCTTGGAACACGAATCTGACCATCCATTCCACGGCTGATCGGATCAGCCTTAAACATGGAACGACTAAGAGATGATGGGCTAGCAAACCCTGAGTTGGCAGCGATTGATGGACGCTGCACCACGCCTTCTCCACCTGACTCGATCAAGTCAGTCTTGGGACGAGACGAAAGAAGAGTTGGGTTGCCAAAGAACTGAACATTCTTTCGCATTGTACGAATCATCTCGTCATGCGTAACGATGTGATTAGCAAGTGCATCAAATTCACCAACACCTTCAGTAGAAAATCCTTTGGGGTTGTTAAAGATCTCTACACAAGGAATAAATCCAAGAGTGTTGCGATAAGTTTTTGTTTTGCCTGGTACCACAGAGACAGGCTGATCAAAAGAGAGTTCACCATCTGAATGAGTCTCTTCAATGGTTTTACGTTTAATCGATAATTTTATGTATTTCTTTTGGCCTGGGGTACCAAGGCCATCCATCCCTGTGATTGAAGTTTGTTGAATATCTTGATTAACGCCAAAACCGTTTTTAACTTTATAACTGTAGATAATGACAACTTCATCGAGTTCACCGTCTACGTTGTAGTAGGTACGATATTCGTGTTTCCTAAAAAAGTAAAGACGGTAATTATTTGTAGTAGGGCGAATATAAAATAAACCCTGACCATCACACAAAAAGTAATCCCAAATTGAATCAAATCTTGTATCAATTTGGTTGTATTTGACTACGCGATCAATAAAATCTTTACGTTGATTACCAAAGTTGTCCTGAGCAGGAAAAAATTCTACCCCTTGGCGAATACCAAAGAGTTTCATTTGTGCTAGGTGTGCTGCTACGACGCCGGTATCAACGCCAATTCCACCATCTTTTTCAAGATAGGAATCAACAATTTCCTTGAGCCTGGATTTAGCGTCTGCAGCCATTAACTATTTTCAACCCGCTGGAATTAGTTTAACAAGAAAATCAAACAAAAGGTACTTTAGGAGCGATTCCTAACCCTGGATAATTTTTTACGGGTGTTGAAAATGGGGTTACCGGTCGAGGAACAAGTTGTTTCATCTGTTCATCGTAATAAACAGGAGTTGATGGAAATTGGGATTGAGCAAATTCCATACCGCCTATATTCCCAACAGGTTGTATTCCTTGGACCTGAGAAAAAATATTAGGATATCGATCTCTAAATTTTTGATTTTTTTGTTTCAGCTCATCGCCTAACGGTGTATTATTTAAAC